CCAGACACATCCTTTGTCACTGTGGAGCTTTCGCTCTTACGAGAAATCTTATCAACTTCGTCTAAGAATATGATACCACGCTGACAGCGTTCAATATCATTGTCGGCAGCTGTGTATAATCGTGTGATTAAACTTTCAACATCATCACCAACATATCCAGCTTCGGTTAGTGTAGTGGCATCGGCGACAACAAACGGTACATCGAGGTACCTGGCTACACTACGAGCCATTAAAGTCTTGCCAGTGCCAGTGGGGCCGACCATAAGAATGTTGCCTTTGGCTATTTCTGCGGTGGCATCTGGATTATTAATACGCTTATAATGATTAGCAATAGCAACTGATAAAACAATCTTAGCGGTTTCTTGGCCTATTACATATTGGTCAAGATAATCTCTTATATCTTTAGGATCTGGGATAGATTTTTTTGATTCAGATAGTTTATTTGTTTTTGCAGTAGTTTTTAATAAATTTCCGCATAGGTCCACACACTCATTACAAATAGCCACCTTATGACTAACAATTAATTTATAAAGTTGATCTTTGTGTTTATCACAAAAACTACAATGGGTCAATGTATCCGACATTTTATATTCCGCGAGCGGTGTTACTTAACCGGCGTTCGATACTATCTCGCTCGGCGTCGCTTAACAACTCTGTATCATACTCCCCGGACTCGATTTTAGAAATTAGATGGTCAATATAAGCTACATCATAAGCGTGACCGTCTGTTAATGCCTTGTCAACTTCGATCCACCGAGTTCCGTTAAACTTATATAGCATACTTGGTAATTGGTCTACACGCAAGAACATATCACCTTTATTGGCTGTAGATGGAAACTGTGTTCCAAATCCTTTGACTTCGCCAGTCTGTCCCGGTATATTATCAGGTCTAAGTTTTAACGCATCTATTTCAACAAATCTTGTTATTGGTTCGGGAGCGGGCGGTGATAGCTTTGGAATCGGAGGTATATTTGCAAATCTTGTTATCAATTGTTTTTTCTCGCCATCACTAATAGCTAAACTGTTGATATGCTCGTCAGTGTGCCACGGCAATCGATTAATTTCTCCTGCTTGATGTAGAGCATGATGTATTCTATGATCGTCATCTGGATTGGCTGCATGCCACATTACCTTGGCCATATGATGTAAGGGATCTTCATTTCGGTCTATTTCTGGAACCACTATATGAGCTAAAGNATCTATCTCTTCTGTACGNTTGGGCAACTCTGTATGATCGTTTGATAAATTTTCTTTATCAAAAATAGAAACTAATCTCTCATCATTATATGCAGATAGTGCATCTGGGTTATACAAATCATTCTTGTTCTTTTTTAAAGGATTAAACATCCATCCAATAGATTCAAATCTTTTATTTTTTGGCTCTGGAAATAATTCCTCTTTATTAATAATTTCACCCGTGGGCAAGTCTTTATTTGCTGTTTCACGAATTTGTTCAAGTTGATCGTCGGTTAACGGACCGTCATCGGGCTCGTAGTCCGACTCATCTTTCTTTTTACCATTAAACAAATCGACACCACGTTCCCATTCAAATGCCTTGGTGGCGGCCAATAATAATGTAAGTGCTAGTGGATCAAATACAACAACAATTAAAATAATGACCCAACGCACCGCTTTTTCTAATATATTAGCATCGGGATTATCACCGTAAACCAGTGCCGCAATATATTTAATAGGTCCGACCTCGGCCTCTACCTTACGGGCTTGGCTAGCAATAGGGCCTCGGGCTTCTTGTAGTTTAACTATTTCTGTCTGTGATTTTGAGATGTCGTTTTGTAATGCTGTGCGTTCACGACCCTGACTACGGCGTAATGTAGCCGCTTTATCTGCACCCTTTTCATCTGTGGTTCGACCCATTGTTTGGTCTACAGCACTATCCATTTGTGTTAGTGCGGCTCTAGCGGCTTTAATATTATCTTTTTGTGTTTGAATCTTGTCGTCAAATATTTGAACTTGTGCCTGTATATCTCCGCTCGGTACTGCCTGATCTAAGTGGGCCTTGCTAAGATATCCAAATATCCCCATGCTGGTCAGCACCATTAAAATAATTACAGCAGAGCAAAGATATAATTTATATTGTATCTCTGCTTGTTTCCAATACTTGTGTAGCCACAGTACTGTNACGATTTTGCCAACCTCTAGGCTACCACCGAGAATAACAATGGACCAAAATGCNGCGGCAAAGATAGCCGTCAGGCCTAATATTGAATAAACTGCGGCTGATAAACTTAATATCAGTGCGGTAAGTAATGTAAGATATCCTAGTAGCATAACCTATTATTTATTTAGATTTATGTTGAGTAATAGACAGGTTGTAATCTCGTTCGGCATGTATAAGGCGGTTTTCGAGTCGGTCAACACGGCGTTGTAGATTAATTGTGCGGATTAATAGAACAATCAAGGCTGCAACAATTAAAGTGAAGGTTAGACCCCACCCGGCGATAATACCATAAGTCCAATACCAAAGACTGTCGATTGTGTTAGTTAATAGTGTGATTGCATTCACTCGGGCTTGCCGCCTGTGCATGAGCCACCACTAAACCATTCTTCTTCAGCCTGGGCACGATATACAGCTAAATCGTATTCATCCTTCTTGACCTTATAAGCATCTTCGGTAAGAGCATGCCACCCACAGCACTTACCTGTTGGACTACGACCGCATCCACATNNTCCTGCTACTTCCGCTCTAGGCATCATTAATTTTTCTCCTGAGTTCTGTATTATCGTCAACTAACTCTTTAGTTAATTTTTTATAGTATGCGATATCTATTTCTTGTTGACTTCGTTCAACATTACATTTTTCTAGGTCGTCCGGAAGCCGCTGCGCCTGGCGATTGGCTCCCATGCCGTATCCTAACAGAAGACCTAGAAATAACCAAATCATAACTACTCTCCGGTAAGGTATTTCATTACATTTTCGGGGCTAGATTCGCCATACGGATCGCCATCAAAATTATCTTCGCGACCGGGTTCTTCAAACAGTTTTTCTATTACACAGTTATTAACAACGGCCGCATAGCGATGACTACGAAAGCCAAAGCCAATTGCGTCCTTGTTAACCAACATACCCATTAGGCGGGTAAAGTGTCCTGTCCCGTCGGGAATAACTTTAACATTCTTAATACCAAGACTACGGGCCCATTCATTCATAACAAAGGCATCGTTAACACTGATACAATAAATTTCATCAATGCCCTGTACTTGAAAGTCAGCAAACTGTTCTTCAAAGCCAGGTAGTTGATATGTTGAGCAAGTAGGTGTAAATGCACCCGGCAAGCTGAATATAATCACACGCTTGTTGGCAAACAAGTCTTGTGTAGTTTTAAATACAAATTCGCCACCAATTGGGCAGCCGCCCTCTTCTGGTGGTTCATCGCCTTGCCTAAAGGCAAAAGTTACGTTAGGTACTGTCCAAGTCATTTAATTCTCCTTAAAATGGCCAAGAGCCGTTGAGTGCTATGGTAGTGCCTGTCTTATCATCTTCGTCACCGTTATCAAAGTCAATGCCAGACTCTTCTGCAAGTTCTGTTAATGCGTTATCGAGCAAGGCAATGAATTCTGCTTTAGTAGGCTCGCAATACTTCTCACGGTTAGCACGACCTTCTTTAGTATCAGGATCATAGTTAATCCAGTCAAATTCTGTACCGTCGCACTCAGGGCAATGATCATCGTAGTTGTCGTCTGTGCGGCGGTCGTCTCCAGATCCTACCCAGCCGCATTTTTTATTAGAACAAATTAGATCTGGTGGTTCCTTAGGTTGATTGGTCCACGAACTTGTATCCCAGTTATAACCAGACCAAGACTCTACACCCGATTGTGGGTTAAACTTACCATATTCCCATTCACCAAACTCTTTACCATTCCAGTATAGCGACCCGAACGTTCTGCCAAAGTTGCTCCATACTGCACTATAATAACCTGGATATACTGGCTTATGTTTCTTAAACTTAAATTCATGCGACTTCTCCCAGGTGCTTGGACTTGTGCCGTATTCAGGGTGGCCCCAATCTTTTTCTTCTGGGCTATAAGTTTCCCATGTGTTGCTGTCAATAACAACATACATACCAAAGTCCGAACTCTTACCATCGGTGCTACCACCAAAGTTGTCGATATCTTCACCATCGTAAGTTACACTGCTAATAAGTTCTTCTCCATCGATATCCTCGCAGGACAAAGTAAGTTTGGTAATATCAAACGGCGCAGTAAGTTCGATCTCGCCTTCGAAGAATGTGCCCTTTTCGTTGCTGGAGCCAACAAATACTACAGTGCCAGCAGGTTGGCTACCAATGTACGCTTCATCAAAACACGACCACTCTGGGCTATCTTCACAACCGTCGCAGTCTTCAAGAGACTTTTCAAATACCACTTCGCCATTTTCATCCTCGATCTGAATAGTGCCGGCATTACGGCTAACACCACTAGCGTGAGCCATATTGTCACACTCATACCATGAACCAGGAGGAAATGGTAGTTTATCTTCGTCGAGTTCCATTTCTTCTGCGGAATCTGAATTCCACGAAATGTCTGTAAGGTCAACTTGGTTTTCCAAACAATAGTCGTAGGCTTCACGACTTACTGTGCCCATGACCTTTTCGCCACCATAACCCCACATACTGATCTTGTAGGTGCGTGGAGTAAACTTTAGTGTATCAATTAGTAATTGCTGTTCTTCTTGTGTTGCCATTTGATCCTCTATCTGCTAAGTTGTTGCCAAGCTAACCATTGTGTAAAACTATTATATACTGTTTGTGCTTCTTTGTCATCCTGATCGACTAGTTGCCCGCGAACCCAAAATCCGGTGTCACTGCACTTGAGTATTTCTACTCCACCGGAGAAAAAGGTAACCGCATTGGGTTCATTAGGACCGTTTACGGTCAGGACCGGATCTGGCGTGTGCATGTGTTTGGCGAATGCAACCATTAATCTCTATCCATTAGATCAGCTAACACGCAAAGAATCCGGGCCAATATAAATGCGCCTGCAATAGTTAACACGGCTTCAATAAACCAATGTTCCATCATCCATTCTGTCATAATTTTTCTCCGGGTTCAAATCCACGAAAACGAACAAACCGAGGAAACCGTAAACTGTAGGTTCCATCTTGATTTTGTGTCACTGCGTCTGCTTCGACTTCAATAACATCGCCAAGTAACTGATCTCGGGCACTCCAATATTCATCACGATTAGCATCGGAAAGGCCACTGCCCACATTAACATTAATACGACGACCATTATCATCTCCTTCACAAATTATAGCACCCAAGCGGCCTTGATTGCGACCAGTGCCTTCTTCAAAACCAACAATATTTAAGTCTACAGTGATGGTTGGCTTGAGCTTCATCCAGAATGTGCTACGACGGCATTCATACGGTGCGTCGAGTGATTTTATCATGATTCCCTCAAAACCGTCTGCTACTGCATCTGCAGAGTAGCGTTTAAGTATATCGTGTCCTTCGGCTGTGTCTAAATCAACTTCAATACCATCCATGATGCGAACCGAGTTGGTCATTTCAAATACCGCACGGTATTCTTCTAGAATAGCCAGACGTTTATATTGTTGAGCATTCCAAAAGCCACGCTCAAAGTCTGCTAATGGAATGACATCAAACACACTATAAGTCATGCCATCTGTTTGCACATCCGTTTTACGCTGTGCCTGCTTCATTAATGCTTGAAAACTTTCACCAATGATTTCGCCATCTAACACAAATCCCATTGGATTTCTTTGAAATAGTTTAGCAAACTTATTTTTAATATTTTCAAGTGATTCTACAATCTGCGGAAAGTTATCAAACGGCTTACCATTGCGACTGTATAGATTCACGGTGGTCTTGGTTACTACTGCCAGCACACGCACACCATCTAACTTCTGTTCTAGTCGTTTGATTCCGGTCATTTTAGCCACATGCTTTTCTGAGTCTGTGGCCAACTGACAAGTAAACACGGGAATTTTCCATTCAGTATTGCCTAAAACTTTGTTTAGAGTTTTTTCACTGATGCCACAGCGTAGATCTTTAATAATAACTCTACGGCATAGGTTGTTCCACTCCACCGAATCAAACTGCTCTGACATACTCTCAATTGCGGTCTTGGCATTGTGACCGGTGAGACCACGAGTACGGAGACCTTCGAGCATGGCCCAGAATTTCGGCCATGGGTTGGGTTTATCTATTAGACCATCAGTCTCGGGAACTTTTTTAACACCAAAGACATAATAGGGGTTGTAGGCTTGGTAGCAGTTAAACAAGAAACACTGAGCGTTTGAGGAACCTAGCTTACTGGCCATTAAGGCCTTCTCAATCACTGATTCCTTGTGTAACCGACTATCACTACTCTCTAAGTCTCGTATCCAATCGGCGGCCACTTTTATCTCATCAAATTGTTCACCGGTAAAGTCTATGGTGTTCATTTATTTACTCGATTAGTTGGCAATTGAAACTTGTCCTATTACGGCCCCGGGTTTCTTAAGTGCTTCTTCTCGACGTGCCTTGTACTCGGCATTCTCCACTGGCATCAAGTTGAGTGTTGAGGTTGCACCGTCTGGTTGAGATACTTTAACTTCTTCACTCTTTTGTGGTGCAACTGGTGTAACAGTTACTGGTTGGACTTCAACATCACTACTAAGTGGCTTATTGCCTGTGATTTCGTCAAGTTCCTTAAAGGCCTCTTTGGCACTACGCTTAATATCTTTATTCATACGACCATTAAGTGGTAGTGCTACCAACACATAGGTACGAATGCGATTGCCATCAGCTACATGTTTCATCTCAACAGTTTCTACACCACTGATATCCACATCTGGGCACATACTCCGAACAGCCATTTCACTTTGCTCGGTGCCGGTGTCGCCATTATCGGCCTTATACATTTTAACCTGACTACGCACTTTACCGCCTGCGGCTGTACAGATTTTGCTGTAGGCAATGGTCTTAGCCTTAATATCGGCAAATCCAAAGTCGGAACTGGTTGCTGTGCCGTTTTCAAACACATAACCTGCGGCCTTTGGTAACTTGCTCATCCATTCCGGTGCCTGACTAATAGCATTACTCATCTGCGCTGAAGTTTGAGTGGATTGTTGGTTATACTGGGCACTATAATTAGTACCACTTGTACCACAGGCACTCAATACACCTGTTACTGCTACTGCAATTGCTAATTTCTTCATTCTATCACCTCTAGGGTTTGGTTACTATAACAATATATTACTACAATCCTTACCATTTGTCAACCACTTGCCACTCGTTACCATTTACTTGACAAATAACACCTTGGCGTTGTAGTAAGTCACGCCCAGGATCTACTTCGGGTTCGATAAACCATCTACAGGCGGCAGTACGATAGACAAACTGTCGTGGAAAGTTCGGATGGGGTAGCACTTCGCTTTCACGCACCCGTTCACCAAGTCTAACTGCCCTAACCTTTATTTCAGGTTGATCATTACAAACCATATTCTGTTCTACATCCATTCGTCCGCTGTCTGCACGACTTAGTATTTGTACACGACCGTCGTCTATTGCGCTGGCACATAAATCTTTTTCGGATATGGATTTTGGCCCTACCTTTTCACCTTCGGCTGTAATCCAGCGTCCGTTTACCTGCGCCCGAAAACTCACTATACACTTGTTCTGTGTTGGCGAAATAGGAACTACTAAGGGCTCAATATCGGCCACCGCGGTAATGTTTATAGCGGTTCGATTAGTCGTTGCGGATCTTACATAGCATTCACCGTGTGCCGTTGACGCTATAAGAACTAGAATTAAAGGTACTGTGCGGCGCATGTTGATCTCATAGACCAAATATAGTTTTTCAATCGACCGTAGTATCTACGATCTTCTATGGTAATAGGATGGTTTTTGTGGTACTCAATATATTCATTAACTAACCGATTTAAATAATTAATTTTGTCATGTGCGGCTGGCTTCCCATTGGAGTACTGGCAAGCCGCTACAAAGTTAGTTAGGTCTGCTGGTTGATATGGGTGTTCTGGTTGGCTTGCACACCCAACAAGAGCGATTGCTACAGCAGAGAGCAAATACTTAACCATTTTGTTGATAACGATACTCACGCCTGAGCCAGAACTTATATCGGGCAAAATATTGATCGGCTGTATAAAGCAACGGTTGGCTATAAGATTCCAATTCGTCTTTATGCTCAAACCATTTTTCTTGGCACCACATACGGAAAGAGTGCGGTTTCATTTGTCACTCCAGGGATCATATGCTGGGATATCTACAAATAGATATATCAGTGATGCGAATGTAATTAAAGTAATCATTATTTCATCTCCATGATATGGTCGATTACTGCATTGGCTTCTGGAAAACCTTCACGCTCTTTTGCAATCACAGCACAATCGATCATATCTAATTGCACGGTATGAAGACCACTTACAAAGGTCATGATATCTTCCGGTTTCATCTTATAAGAAATTTTATATTCTTTAGTTTCTTGTGCCTTTTCGACTGTATTCTTCAAGGCATCATACCAGACAAATTTAGGAGTTTTCTTTTCCATTATACTGTTTCCTGGCTAAAAATACGAACCACATCTTCATGAGTCACATAATCTTTCCAATAGATATAAGTTTCTTCTACAGTGCGGCCACATGCCTGCCAGTGCATGATTTCAATTTCAATGTGTTTGAACGATCCCATTATATCATCTCCCCATAGGCCCGAGCATCTGCATCAGCTGACCACTCTGCATATTCTTTAGGATCAATAACATCATCGTAGTCTGCTTCATCAATGACCCACCCGTTTGCACGGAGTTCCTTGCGACCTTCAACCGTTTCTTTCATACGATCCATGGCTGTATGGATATTAATGATGTTTGACTCTAACCACGCACGGTCAATCCACTGCTCAGGAGTACCCCAACGTGGGCGACTGCCGTAAAAGTCTTTATGGAAATCGGAGAAGTAACCTTGCAAACCTTCCACATCTAATTTTGCTAAGTGATCGTATGCCATTTGTCTTGCTCCTTTAATTTACTATAATACTATTATAACAAATCGGTAATTTTTGGTCAACCTAGCTGTTTACTGTGGCAAACGGGCTAAAATCTTCAGTATTTTGGTGTTGTTTTTCCGCAACAAAGTCAAAAGCATATTCGCCGGAATCGCCAATTGGGCTCACTTGCACTGTGCCCGTACCTAAGGTCTGGCTTAATACATGGAAAATGCTACGAGCTTGGCGCTCGGTAATTTTACTAACAAAGAGAGTGCCGTTATAGAACTCAGTCTTAACTGGTTCTGGAGTAAGAGTAACCTTAACTAATTGATCTACAAGTGTTTCAAACATATCTGCTCCTTTATTTTCACTATACATACATTATAGCAAATCGGGCATTTATGGTCAACTGTTTGATTGTGGCGTTTTTACAACAGATTATTTAACGACTATGTTAGCCGCTTCTTGACTGCTATAGGTTGCAGGTATTAAATTAGCCTGTGGTGGGGGTGGATTAGGCGCAGGTGGTACATTAGAATTGGTTTGTATTCCGGCGGCTGTTAATGCTTTTTGATTTTGTGTTTGTCGTAGACTGGCGACAATCGACTGCCCGGTAAAATCTGTTAGATCAGCCACAGATTCAATAAATTGTGTAGTGCCGCCTTCGGTAGTATCGGCTGCATACTGAGGCAATCCTTGAATAAAGCCATAAACAGAGCTACTAGAATTGGCCTGCAGGTCAGAAAAAATCAAACTAGCGTTGGCCTGCTGATTTTGTTCTAGCACCAACTGATTGGCCATATTAGTCCAATCTTGATTTAGCGTGGTTACCTGTGTTGGATATGCCGAGACTGCATTTGATATTTCAGATTGTGCTCCGGGTATCAGAGCATTCCCAAATGCTACTGTGGCATTAGCATAAGTGTTGGCATATGGGCCGGCAGGAATGATAACTGGGCCGGCAACCGGGTCGCCGTATATTCCTGTTACTACATTGGCCATAGTTGTGTAAGTAGAGATCAACAACACAAGATTCATAGTAGAAAATTGTGCGACTGTATTAGTTAACGCTTGAGTGTGTACTGTACCAGATGCCGTGCCTAATATATCTATAAGTAATACCGTATTGTTATTGCCGGTGCCGCCTGCGGAGTTAACAAAAACATTAGCAACATTAGCAGGTACCGCCTGTGTTTGGGCACTCACCAATGGTAGATTGTTAGTAGTTTGTAAATTTGCTATTGTATTTGCCAATACCGGTAAGGTCATATTTGTAATACCGGCAATTTGTTGGAGACTTGTGGCTAGAGCTTTGTTAGCCAGAGCTTGATCGGCTGGTATAATTTGACTAAGTCTATCGTAGGCGATCATACTAGGCTACTCATCACATAAGGTGGCAATTGAGTTTTTAAATTAGTGTTAACTGAGCCAACACTGTTAATATAGATCGCCACTGGTCCATATTTTGTAGGGGTTGTTAAGGTTTGAAAACTATTAGGGAATAATTTTACAGGATTTAATAAATCAGCCATGGTGTGTATTCCTACTGTAGTAACTCCTAGCACTGTTAAAATTTGAGTAAGATTATCGCCGGTAATCTGTGTCATTGCATGATACATTAATGCCTGTGCTGAATCGGTTACAGTTACCGCGGGGTTTGTTAAATTTAATACCACGGACTGCGGCACGCCTGCAGCGGTGAATGCCAAAGACACAACTGGTATAGTGCCGGTGATTGAATAAATTTGTTGTACAAGCGCCAGCGGGCTTCCGAGGTTATTAAGATTTTTTAAATTTATTAACTGCCCAAGATTAATAAGATCAGAACTAAATGCTGTGGTATTTAAATTTATTGCTGTAATACTTCCAGTAATCATATTATTCATCGTGGTAAATGTATTACCAAGATAAGTTTGTGAGTTTACGGCGCTGTTTACAAAGGTGTTTGTTTGGTCGGCATATCCCTGTGATATCGAAAGTGCTTGACAAAATTTACTTAGATCACCGTTGCCCATATAGGTGTTAGCAGTGGTTGTTAACAATCCTGTAAAGCCAGGAGGATTAGTTGATACGATTAATGTTGCATATCCTGCCGGTACTGAATCACTAAGTGCCGCACAAGAGTTTGCTGCTAAAGTTTCTAACTCAGAAATGGTGTTGGCAGAAACATTTCCTACACCGAGCTCAATGGTTGTTAAAAATGGACTTATAAGGGCAGTACTATTGTATGCAGTTACTGCCGAGACAAATTCAGCATTGGCTGACAGGCCTTGATTTTGAAGTAGTCCGGCTGTAGCATTAAGTTGTAAAGGAGTTAGAGACACGGTTATCCTATAGTAACATTAGGACTACCACCGACACGAGGATGCTTACAGGTATCTTTGTCGCCGGTAATTACAACCGGTTTTCCGTTAACAGTAACCGACGATTGTGATGCGTTTGTTCGTGCATTAGTATGTGGGCCGCCGCCAGGGTGTGGAGAAACTGGATTATTAGTTACAGAAATAGCTATCCCATTAACAGTTACAGATGATTCGCCTTGCTGAATTGCACCGCTGGCACTATTTTTATCTCCAACTCTTTGTACTGCTGGCATTCTATTATCCCATAATAATTGATGGCTTACGAACTGGCTTTAATCCAGTTGTTGCTTCGAGGTAGTGATCGCCAACTTCTTCACGAGTTTGGCAAATCATTGCTATCGCTGTTTTATTTATAGTCGCATTTTCTTTAGGGTCGCCAGTGAACACTGTAAAGATTAATTGTATGCCTTTTTCTGTGGGCACAGCACTAAGTGGCTGTGCTACAATATACGACTCATCAGTAATATCAACAATTTTACCAACTATTTCGTCAGCATTGGTTAATTTAAATGTATAAACTCGATCTTTTTCTACTATCATGTTATCCTTGTAAGTGTCGTCGTAATTCTGTAAACCCGCCTATTAATTTATCATTTAAAAAGATCTGTGGCAATGTTCTTGCATCCGGTACCGCTTCTAACAACTGCTCTCGAGTCCAGTCCTTGCTCACATTACGCTCTTCAAATTTAATGCCTTTTGATTCTAATAGTGCCTTGGCCTGCACACAAAATGGACAAGAGTCTTTACTCCATACTACTGCTTGCATAATTTTTTCCTTTATTATAGTGCTTGGGGGATACCCAATGTTAAAATTCTTTTGGTCATAACTGTAGAAAGATTTAAATCATTCTCTAGTACTTCTCTAAGTCGTACGCACTCAAACTGATGCACACATGTACTATATGTACAATTCTTTTTTACNTTGTTATANAACGAACAAAAACTTTGAGACCAGGACCCATCCAGNGGGCAAAGTAATTTTTGATCCATTCCGGTCTCCTTAAAGATTCGGCAGTTGATCGTAATCAACACTATCCGACATTACTCCAATTATATAGTTAGTGCTTTCAGTTTCTTGGAGTGCTGACTGCTTGTTACTGGTATTTACATGTTTGTTAAACCAAGGAATTGGCGTTGTTTTTGGTGCCGGCGATTGATATTTTATTCCAATTTCTTTAAGAGCACCTGCGGCAGTATAGTCCATAAAGTCTTTAAGGATGTTGGCATTAAGACCAATAACCGGGCCTTTGTTGAACAAATAGTCTGCCCAGTCTTTTTCTTCACGGATAACATCTGCGTACATAGCATAGACTTCGTCGGCGCACTCTGCTTTGATATCTGCAAACCGCTTATCGTCTTTGACTACCTGATTAATAATGTAAGCGGTCCAATCTCTATGTAAGATTTCATCTTGCAGAATTAAACTAATAATATTACCGTTGCCGATGAAAATACGATTCTCGACCATGGCAAGACTGGTAGCAAATGATACCATAAAGCGTAGTGCCTCAAGAGCGTAACTGGCATGCAATGACAACCAGATGGCTTTAATATGTTCTCGTTCTGTAACTGCTATACCTACTTCTTTTTTACAGTTAAGCACATATAATGCATCATAATATTTTCCAATAGTACTTGCCATGTCAATAATTGGTTGAGTATTATGAATCTTATTAAATTCATCCTTAGGAGTATTATAGATATTACGGATAATGTGACTGTAACTCTTTGAATGTAAGTTTGTTTCGAAGAATCCCCACATCAAACATAGGGCCTCAAGTTCCGGAATTGATACCACTGGCAGAAATATTTGTGTTGGGCATCGTCCTTGGATACTATCTAGTGCTGTTTGACGTAGTAAGTTACTGGTAAAGATATGACGCACGGTGTCACTGGCTTCTTTAAAGTCGTTGGCATCTTTAGTCAGACTAATCTCTTCAGGTACCCAAAAGAACCCACGGGCCATTTCTTCAAAACGAGCAATCTTAGGATAATGAAATTCTTCAAAGCGTTGAATTGTAACTGGGCCGGCAGGGTCCAGAAACATCGACCGATTAAGATAATCTGTTTTTGTTGCGAGGTTATATTGTGCGGTCGACATTAGAATTGATCCGCTTCTGTTGAATGCTCAAGTGCTGTTGTTGAGGTTGCACCAACTGCTGTAGCAATAGCATCAAAGTATGGAACTCCTGCTTCACGCTGATGTTTGACTGTGGTAAAGCCACGCTCTTGTGCGGCAAACTCACGTTGTTGCATTTCACTGTAACCACGCATGCCTGTTTTTTGATATGCTTCAGCCATTTCAAAGGTAGCCAAGTTGTTGCAATGGAAACCAGCAAGTGTAATGAACTGATAAGCATAGCCCATCCGACCGATGTCTGCTTGGAATGTAGCACATTGTTCTTCTGTCAAATACTTGCGCCAGTTGAAGCTAGGTGAGCAGTTGTAGGCCAACTGTTGGTCTGGGAATACAGCGTGAATAGCGTCAGCAAATTTCTTAGCTTGTTCTAGATCAGGAGTGCTAGTTTCAAACCACAGTAAATCAGCATACTCAGCATAAGCCAAGCCACGAGCAATACAAGCCTCAAGGCCGTTCTTGAAATGGTAGAATCCCTCATCAGTGCGTCCTTTGTCATAGTCAATAAATGGTTGATCAATTGGATCTACATCTGTAGTAATAAGTGTACCAGACTCTGCATCAGTACGTGCTAGGATAACTGTATCTACTTCGCAAACATCTGCGGCTAACCGAGCGGCATTTAAGTTACGAATTGCTTGACGTACTGGAATCAATACCTTACCACCTAAATGTCCGCATTTCTTTTCACTGCTTAATTGATCTTCAAAGTGAACAGCGGCTGCACCTGCTTCAATACAGGATAGCGTTAGTTCGTATGCGTTTAGAGATCCGCCAAATCCTGCTTCACAGTCTGCGATAACTGGCAAATAATAATCAACTCCGGGGGCATACCAACCAAGGTCGGCAGCTTCTAGGGTTTGGATTTGATCAGCACGACGTAGTGCGTTGTTAATTTCTTTAACAACTTCTGGCACTGAGTTCACTGGATATAGTGATTGGTCTGGATAAACACGACCACTTGTGTTTGCGGCTGCCGCTACTTGCCAACCTGACAGGTAAATTGCTTTCAATCCCGCCTTGGCATGTTGTACTGCCTGTTGTCCATTGTATGCGCCCAGGGTTGGCACAAATGGCTCTGTGGCCAACAGCTCACGTAGTTTTGTAGCACCTCGCCGGGCCAATGTATATTCAATTTTTACGCTACCTTGTAGTCGTGTTACATCTTCTTTGGTATAATTACGCTTCTTCATCTTCATCCTTTAATTTAAATTTCTTCCATTCTAAATCTTTTGTCGGGACCCAATCGTTCCTAAAGTCGTTCTCCATATTTCGTTAGCAAGTAATAACTCTTATTAGTTGCTGTTATTGCTTCTGCTATGCTTCCATACACAATGCCGTCATATTTTATCCTTACTGCTTCGTGATGGTCGCTTCCTTTAACTGCTAAATCTCTTAGTTGCTTACTACGTTCTTCTTTACTCATATACGGTTTTGGAACAATCGGATCATACGTTACATCTCTGTTATTGGTGAGTTTTTTACACTTGTAACCTTTGTAATGCCGACGATTTCCTCTTGCTACAGCACTCATCGAACTGGGATTCAACTTATTTACACGACAGTATTCGAGCATATTAGCAATAACTATTACTTCTTGGTTAGGTGTTATTACTTCCCATTTATCTGCTAACGACAACTTCTGCTCCTCACTCATTGCGATGCCTTTATTATGAATAACTAATTCGCCGCTCGCATACCGCTTCTTTTTAGTTCTGCTTATCTTCTCACCATTACCACAATTGCCACCGCCTGCTGTTGGCGATATGTTGTAGTATTGTTTACTTTTGGCACAGTTTCGTGTATCTAAGTAATGTTGTTCACGCAACAAGATAGCATCTTCAAAAATAACATACTCTACAATATTCCTACTAAACTTCTCTATTCCATACTTTCTAACAGCATTACCAAATCGTGTTCCGCTTCCAGTGTATCCATCTTCGATATTGCCGAAGTGCGAGCCAAGATACTTTTTGCCATCTAATGTATTAGTCCATTCGTAAATAAATCCTGCGTACCACATAAGGTTCTCCTCTACAGTTATTTATTGTACATTAGGTACTATTAAATATTTTCTGTCAAAGTTTACAAGATTCGCATGAACCTTCTTCGTCAAAATCAATTACTTCTAAAGCTGTTTCACTTTCGTCTTTATCGACTCCTTTACTGCCTTGCTTATTGATTAAGCTATAATACAGAGTTTTTCCGCCCCATTTATGGAATAGCATTAAGTTCTTGGCAATTAATGTAGTAGGAACTTTTCTGTCAGGAAAATGAGCCGGATTGTAGAAAGTATTCGAACTCAAGCTCTGATCGGTGTATGCCGCGATAACAGCGGCTGTCTTAAGGTATTCGATACAGTCTTTTTGATCCCACATAAGTTGATATTTTGCTTTTAACTTATTGTATTCCGGTGCTACTTGGATGAGCGATCCTGCTTTTGACTCTTTAACTGTAATAAGGCTCATAGGCATTTCAATGCCGTTAGTTGAGTTAATTACTACACTACTTGATTCTACAGGTGCTACAGCCATTACTGTAGCATTACGGACGCCGTATTGTTTCATTTGCTCACGCAAGGTTTCCCAGTCTAATTCAGGAGCAAAGTTTGTAAGTTCGTTTACCCCAGCGGCTCTTAATTCCCACGGGAATATTCCTTGACCATATCGTGTTTTTTCTGAATGTAAGCAGGCACCACGCTCTTTAGCCAATTCTACAGTTGCTTCGGTGAGATAGAACGCTTGATGCTCGGTCCAAGACTTAACTTCAGCTAACGCTTCTGGAGTTCCGTATTTCATTCCGCGTTTAGCGTGCCAATATGCCAAGTTAGTAATACCAATACCAATAGGACAAATCTCGTCATTGCTTAACTTACTTTGAATACTCAAGAAGTCTTGATAATCAAGAATGTTATTAAGTGACCTTAATAATAGTTTGCTTGCTCTACGCATATCTTCCGGATTGCGGAACGCACCCCAATTCATTGAGCCGAGCGTACATAAACTGATTCGGCCTTCTTCGTCATCTAAGCGTGTAAAACTCTTTGTGGGCAAAAGGATCTCGCAACATAAATTACTTTGATAGATCGTATGAAATTCAGGATCAAATGGCCCTTGGTTCATGACATTGTCAACAAACACAAGATAGATGCGGCCAGTGTCTGTGCGTTCTTTTAAGATACCACCCTTGAACACATCTTCTGCAGCCATGGTCTTGGTGCGTAGGTCTTTGCGCTGTTCATACTTGACATAAAGCTGTTCAAACTTTTCTGTGTTTGTATAAAATGCTTCATACAGATCCGGCACTTCGTTAGGATCAAAGAATGTAATTTGTTCTTTGTTCTTAAAGCGACGCCAGAACATTGCGTTAAGGACTACACCATAGTCCATAAATCTTACTCGTGTTTCTTCAGTTCCTTGATTATTCTTAAGAACAATAAGATCGTCAAACTGATAGTGCCAAATAGGATAAAAAACGGTAGCACTTGCATTGCGGATACCTCCTTGTGAACAACTACGTAAATCACCAAACCACTTTTTAAGGAATGGAATCATCCCTGTGTGCATAACTTCACCACCACGGATAGGTGCGCCTAACGGACGTAAGCGACCAATTTCAAGACCTATGCCGGCTCGTTTAGCGGCATACTTGGCCATCATTTCTCCAGATGCGAAAATACTATCAAGGTTGTCATCGCTACGGATAAGCACACAACTACTAAACTGTTTTGTAGGAGTCCCCAGACCAGCAAGCACAGGGGTAGCAAGAGTAAAGAGGCCATCTGATGCGGCATTATAATATTCTTTAATATAGCGCATCCGAGACGAGTTAGGTTCTTCTTTATGGAACACAGTTGCGGCTGCAATGATGTAACGAATTTGTGGGGTTTCATATATTTCCTTTGTGGCGCGATTCTTGACAAGATATTTTTCAATCAGCTGTTCAATCGCAGCATAGGAATATAATTCATCCTTGTCGTGATCCAGCATGTCATTCATTTTATTCCAGTCGTCTTCGGTGTACCATGTTAATAGTTCATCTGTATAAAGACCTGTGGCTACATTTTTCTTTACAATTTCATAAAGATGTGGAGGGGTGTATGTTTTATAAACTGATTTCCGGAGCATGGACAATCGTTGCTTACCTGCTACATACTGATAATTAGTGTGACCAATATCGGGGTTGCTTTCGATGTCAATTAAATCTACAATGGCTCGAAGAGTAATACCATCAATCTCTTCTGTGGTGATGCCATTATAAAAATGTAACTGGGCTTTGATCTCAATCATTGACTGACTTACATCGGCAATACCTTGACATATCTTAGCAACTTGTGCCTGCCACTTGTCAATATGTAGTGGCTCTTTTACACCGCTTCTTTTTACAACTGTAATCTGCGTCATTCTACTCTCGTTTTTCTTAATATGCTACTATTTTATTTGGTGTTGTTGCAACTGCCGGACCGGTTTAACTTTTTGTTTGTTATTTACAATCGAATCTTTATTCCAATTAAGTATATATTTTCTTTTTGCCACTAGGACTAAATTACTACCATCATCAGTCAAAACCAGCTCTGCATCTGCCATATCCGCACGGTCTAGTAGACTTATAGTATACAGGATTCCAAGAGCTTTCGCAAGATCACAATAGACATTGTCACTCAAAAGTTGCCAAGGATCTGGCCATTTTAGTTGATCATCCCAATGTAGATAATACGGTTGCCACGGCGAGTTGAACCACCAGGTATTAACAGCGGTTAGTGCAGATTCTAAATCGAGAGATTGGGCCTGACTACGAAGATCGGCCCAGGCAGTGAGCCTGTCGGCAAAGTTAACTGGCCACATTAAGCTAGATAGTTAATAGAGTAATTAATTTTTCCATTTACACCAGGAGATGAAGTGGTTGAGTAGGTTATTGTTACTCCACTTCCTACCTGTGTTACTGTTAGTATTGTTCCAGTATCGCCGTTCTGAACATAATCGTCAGAAACGGTTAGTCCACTACCACTGTTATTTGTAGATACTAATAATGTGCCGGTTCTATAAAGAGTGTTGCGAGTAATTGTGTAATTTAATGTAAATGCTGTGGCTTGATTCGTGGATATTGTGGTGACAGTATTGGTGCTACTAGGAGGCAACTCAATACTTGATCCGTTTTGTCTTATATAATTTCCTACTGCTAATGCTGTCTGTGAAATAGCTGTGGTGGCCGCAGCAATGGTATCGTTTAACTGTATTCTAGGATAGGTTGTTGCAAATGCATCGGTGCGTTGAAAAAGGTCNCNGATACTTACATTATTGCTATTTTGAATAGTGATAATAGATGTAGCGGGTGTTCCAGTTGATCCGGTAAAATGATTACCAACATCATAAAAAATATTATGTCCGGACGCATTTAAACTAGCATAGACACCAAATATAATGCCCTCGGCCCAAATATTGTTAAACAAGTTACTAGTAATGCGAACTCCTGTCGGGCCACTAACTGAGGGAAATGTTGTTCCTAGTACAATACCTTTATACAATGTATCAAATTGAGAATTTGTAAAAGTAATACCTTCTATTTGTTCACTATCAACAGCGCCATACACTAGTCCGTTAAACACACAACTATCAAATACTATTTGATTACATACCAAACTTGGAGTGCTGGCAAATTCTACTCCGGCAGTACCGTTTGAATCTGAAGTTAGATTGCTGGCGGTCATTGGGCCATAAAATCCCACATTCTGGAAACGGAAATTACTAGCATCCTCAACTAAAAATACGCTACTAAGTGGATCAATACTTCTAAATCCAAGATTGCTAATAGTAACATACTGTGGTGCAATGGCTCCGTTGGTGCCAATATTTGCTCCGGTTTGTTGTAAACTGTCGGCTGTTTGTGCTACATACGGAACTGCGCCGCTGCCATTGACTAATCTAATAACTGAGCTATCTGGGCCTTCTCCGTACAAGGTGGCAAACGGAGGAATATTAATAGAGCCACTAACTTTATATACGCCGGCTGGAAAAAACAAACTACGACGAATTTGTGGGTTTACTTCTCTACAATATAATTGATATAGCGCACGATTAATAGCATCAGTGTCATCGGTAGTACCGTCGCCTACTGCTCCAAAGTCTAATACACTTGCATACTGATCTAACCACGATTGTAAACTATTAGTTATTGGTGTGCCGGCGGTAGGACCAGTTTGTACTGTATAGCCGGCTGCTTGCCCTTTATAGGTATATGTTGTAGTAAAGTTTAATATGTCGCTAAATTCTGTAAGAATTTCAGTGTTTCCGATAACCGGGGCACCGTCGGCTAATGTACCATTACCAATATAAAGTTGGCGAGTATCTGTTGACCAGCCAAGCTCAGCGCCAGCTAATTGTGGTAAGTCAATTTGTAAACCTTTACGGTTTGTGATTTGAGAAATTTGTACAATAGCCAATTTAGTCGTCCTTGAATTCTATCTAGTATTTAGTAGAAATCTTAGACTAAATATTGAATAATATAGGAGCTTAGCATGTCAAATTTTTGGGGTAGAGACGATAGAATCGAGGATGGCACAGCATTGCGTGATCTTGAGAAAAAAGTACATTTTTTAATGTGTCAAATGTCTGGCACACTAACCACCCGTGGCGGAAATCAAATTGATATGCCCGACGATATGTGCAATGATAGCAACGAAGTCGGAAACTCTTTACCGACTAATTTGTAAGATAATATTGCTCAACCCTCTTGGTCCACTCATCAGTCCAGTAGGCAAATTCCTTGCCTTCAATGACAAATTCTAGGTATTTTGGCGTGTCAAGGGTGCCATCTTCTAGCTGTTTTGGCTGTACAGCCATCATAATCACACCCTTTTGTATATCGGTGCCATANGTGTTATTGTGTGCTTGTGCATAGGCCGCTAGTTGTATAAAATAATCTGAAATGTATTCACGTTTTTTTATTTTATTACTTTGTTTATAATCCATGATAGTTGGTGCACCTGCATGTACACCCACAGAGTCTGTGGTGCCGGCATATAACCCACTATAATAAACAGGAACTTCTACACCCCAAACTTCGTTGATCCGGTCAAACCCTTCTAGGATAATCTGTGCAGCCATGAACCACGACGGCTGTGCAAAGGGATTGCCAGGCAGGTCTTTCATGTTGTCTGTTTTAACATAATGCTCCAGGTAACTGTGCATCCTTGTGCCTCTATTGGCCGCAGATGATACTATTTCCTGAGCTTGTCGTTCTCCTACTCTTTTTTTCCAATTATTTAATGCGTCACGACTTTCCTGTGATTTTGTTTTATCTAAAATTGTGGTAACCGACGGCACATTATCTCCGGTCGGTAGAACGTAATGTCTTTTTCCGTCAATTGTTGTTCTATTAATCGGTGTATAATTAAATTTAGTTGTTATCATTTAATTTTTTATTGTTGGCTCTTGTTTCTAACATTTTTTTAATCTTNGCAGGATCTTTCATTGGGTTAATTTGGTCAGGATCACCAAACCCTGTATTTTTTTTATCTTTATTCCAGGCTACTCTGCCTCTCATGTGCTCTGCCGCTTGTGCAACTTTTGCCGAGGTATGTTTAGTTAATCCTGTATTCCACCCAATCGACGAAGGCACAATGCCTTTTCTTTTGTTAGTAGCTGATATGTTTTGTTTATGAGTTTCAGTTTTAGGCTTGCCTCTATCCTCAAATCCTATACTAAGATAAAACTCCAATTCATCTGAATCAATGTATTTTAACTTATCTAATGTTGGATTGTAAACCGCGACTTTGCCTTTTCTTGATTTACCGATCTTGAGACGAGTTTCGATAGATGTTTCTAGGGCTCTTCGTTTAAGTACTGCTTTTTCATATTCTTCCGGAGTAGGAATATATCGATTTTTTTGATGCTGGTTACATACATTTGCCATGGCCCAGAAGGCATAAATCATAGACGATTTGTCTTTGCCAGTTGTTATTTCTGTTAATAATTGATGTGCTCGAAAGTGCTCTCTTGGTGTTAAGTTAACTAAATTGTCTGACTCATTACCACCACCTAGAGATTTTGGTATAATATGATGATTTTCATAGTACACATTGGAATCAATTATGCGGGCAACAGCAGAATTAATTAATAGTAAATATTCCTCTGCATAATTGTTGTTAATAAATTTAGAATTCATAATAGTAACCTTTACTATTATTTATGACGTACCTTGCATAGCGGCCTTTATATTTACAGATTCGCTATACTCTAAACGACTCGCCACACCCGCAATGATCCTTGGCCATGGGATTGTTAAACTCAAATCCTTCGTTAAGACCTTGGCGCACATAATCAACTTCTAAACCATCTAGGTAGGCATTACTTTTAGGATCAACTACAATAACAAAGCCGTCTTGTTCATAGGCTATATCTTCTGGATTGACTGAGTCAACGTATTCCAATACATACGCCAACCCCGAACAGCCGGTGGTTCTTACACCAAGACGGATACCTACACCTTGACCTCGACGTTGCAAATTCTGTTGAATTCGTTTAGAGGCTGTTTCGGTTATTGAGATCATTTTCTTTAAGATGTCTAGAATTTAATCCACTCGTTAATTTTATCAGCAATTAACTGATGGCCGAGTTGATTAGGGTGATCACAGTTAGGATATACATAAATATTTTTTTTGTTCAATGTAAACTCAGAGCTATCATCAGCTCCCAGCCAGTCTGCTGCCGAAATAAGTCCACGTCCATAAATTTTATCAAGATTAATACCACTATAATTAAAATTTGGTTTAATCCATCCAATAAAATAGTAATCAGCAATATTAAACTCTGAACACATTTTTTGTAAAGATAAAATAGAGACATTAGCTCGATGTTGATCTAATTCATCGCTGTGTATATGATAATAATGAGTTGCAATATGTTTATGTTCTTCAGAAGAACATGCTGGGCCATATGGATAAACTCGTATTGGTTGACCATTATACCAAAACATTGCACGAGTATAACTTGTTATAAAAAATAAGGCAGTTGTGGATAAATCTTTTTGATGTTTTAATTTTAGATATTGATCCAGTTGTAGTATCATATTATCAATACTAGTAGCATTCTGAGCCATATTAATGTATTCTAAATTATATTTTTCACTGAGTAATTTTCCATATGGTTTCTCCCAAGGAGCTAACTCAGCACCACAAGGCCAACTATCACCAAATGTTACTAATCGCATTAATGTTTCTTCCTATAGTCTGCTACCGCGGCCTTAATAGCGTCTTCCGCAAGGATACTACAATGGATCTTAACTGGCGGAAGCGCGAGTTCCTCTGCAATTTCAGCATTCTTAATTGATCCAGCCTCGTCCAGCGTTTTACCCTTGACCCACTCCGTGACAAGCGAACTACTTGCGATCGCCGACCCACAATTATGCGAGCCGACTCTGTTTGTAAAATATACATGAGCACCTTCATCTAATTTTAAATCGTATACCACAACCAAATTACCATCACGCTCACATCCACGCAACTGGTTAAGATGAGAGATCGGCGAGATATCAACAATTTTCATGCCATTATGTATAAAATTTTGTACTTCTGGCAATGAGTGTGCAATATCTTCTATTGCCAAAAATAATGAATCATATCCTGCTGTTGCAAGTTGTTCTTTACGAGTTTGTACATAATTAGATTCTTCAGATCTATCTTGCATAAATTTTGGCATTTTCTTTGTATAAACTTCTATACATTTTTTCTTACCAGGAACAATAAAATCTGGACTTGCTGGTCCTACGTCTGTCTGGATCCATATTTTGCCAGCACTCCATCTTGCCGCTACATTATTTTTTTCAAATAAATCAATATATTTTTTTTCAATGCTGGTGGGTTTAGACCAGTCTCGTTGCGACATTCCTTGTTGCCATTTTTTAATATAATCAGGATCTTGCCAGTTTTTAATCGAAGCGGTACTTGCTCGTTGCTTTTTAGTTTTTAAATCTTTACACACATACCCAGGTTGATTTTGAGGTAATAAAGAGTGATCAAATTCTTTATTCCACTTTTTCATTCTTATACTATTTTTTTGTTTAAGTTCTGTTCGGTGACGATTATTGGTAAGGATCCGTAATTCATTCTCGGTTATCTCGTACAATTCTTGGCCTGCCTGTAATTGCTGTGCTTCTATTGGTTTATTATCAGCGTTCCAGAATATATGTTCTTTGGTACAAATAATAGAAAAAGTACCCGGGTTAATATTGTTTCTACTTGTTTCTCTCTGAAAAGTAATTATCAACAAATCTTTTATATCAACTGAATGTTTAATTATATCACGAATTTTTTGATTGACAATAAGTTCACCATTCCATGCCAGCACCGTATCACCAATTTTTAAATCTTTTATTTTTTTAATACAGGTCGGAGTATTAACAGGAGCATTACTGGTCAAACAGCCGTATGTCTTAAATTTTGCATCTGTTATAATTCCGTCCTCTACTTTGATCTGTAAACGCATGACATCTCCAGTCATCCGCAAGCTGGGGCACCAACTACACCGGTCCCAACTTGCGCTGTCTCCTCTAATTTCCCAACATTCCTGGGGTTTTCATAATGATCAATCACTGCTGCCGAATAAGCCATTTGTATCTCCAATTATACTTCTTACTACATCTAGTGGTTGGTAAGTATCCCACTTCTTGCGATTTTCCTCGCCTTTAATAAATTGTATATTATTTCTGCTACCAAGCAAATGAGGCAATATTCCTAATTCCCATCCTTGTTGATGAGGAACAATATGATCTGTTTGCCAACTATGCTTGTACTTACCTACTGTTGGCACCCATTCCCCCGACTGTTTCATTTCTTTAAGAGTTCTATATGTTGCCTGGCGAACTAATCTACGATACATTTTTAATGGATTAGTAATAGGATTTTTAGGTCTTAAATTATTAAGTTTTCCATCCTTGTTAGGATTATCTGCTATCCACTTTGTTTTCTGTCTTTCGTTTGGAATGCCTTTATTCCAGCCCCATCCTTTTGCTAACCCTTCTAAATTCATTTTAGTCTGCTTAAATTCTTCAGACATTTTTTTACCTTTGTTCCAAGGGTCGTATTCTCCACGGTTCAACGGATTTTTACATTTCTGAGAACAATAATCTTTAAATCGAGGACGAGTCTCAAATTCGTCTCTGCAAAATAAACATTTTTTAATTAGTCCATACTTGTTTTTCATACAAGTATTTAGCGTCTTGGCGCACCCGCCTGTTATTTCTTTACCGGTGGTTTAGGTGGTTGTTGCACAGGTTGTGGTGATGTGGGTTTTTTATTTAGGCTATCAATTAACTGTTGTATGCCGGCGGCCGAAGCAGTCAGGGCAATTAACATCATAAGAAAAAAACAAATTTGTCTCATTGATTAGGAACCAATACTGTTCTTAAACAATTGCAGTTAGCATCTGTAATAGTTTCCTGATGATATCCTGTAACAGCCGGATAAGGTTGTTGCATATAAGTTGGCTGTTGTTGAATTACAATCGGTTGAGGTATATAGTAATATGGTGTTGGGGGATAATAATACGGGCGTGCCATGCTGTACCCAATTGCTCCTCCGATAATTGCAGGGGCCACCCAATAACCTCCACGATATCCGTGTGCTTGAACGGAAGTAGCTGCTAATAACAGTAAAACAATTAAAAGTTTTTTCATATTTGCCTCCATCTTTACTATACTACATTGTACAGAAAAGGTCAACCAGTATGGTTATTGTCGACGTTTCATTGCCGATTTGGCATTTGAGTCTACTACAGCACGAGCTTGGTCAACACTCATTCCGCCGGTAGCAGCTTCGGTGTCACCTTTAAAGCTAACTACTCCGGATTGTGGGTCGAGTGGTTCCAATACATTACTTAATGGTGGTTGTCCGATTAATTCGCCTAAGTTTTCTGTAGTAACATTGACCCCAAGGCTTTTTGCTAGATCAATAAATGCCTGTTGACTAATTTGTTTTTTAGCGGATTCATCATCACTACGACCAGACAAAAACTGGCTTAGAGCCATTAATTTCTGTGAGTTAGGATCTGCAAATTCAAAAAGTCGCATTATCTGCGGCCACGACCCAATGACGAGTTAGGCGCACCAAGGTTAGCATCCATTTCGGCATCAACATCGCCTTCGCCTTCTGGTGCCGGTAATTCGGCTGGTAGTTCTTCAGCCGGTGGAGGTAATTCTCCGCCCATGTCTTGTCCTGGAATCTGCGGTGCTTGACCGGTAACCACACCAAGTGCAACTTCGAGTTGTTGTTTAGCACCTTGCAGGTTTTGTAGTAAGCCACTTAATGCAGCACTTGCATCACCATTAAACTGAGTAGCTTGGTCAGCACCAACTTCGTTTTTAATTTGATCTACTAATGCTGGCAAATCTTTAAACTGCATGGAACTAATTTGTTCAGACATTTTTTGTACTTGGTCGACCATGTCTTGACTGGCCAGGACAACCTGGGCCTGTTGGATCTCTGAAGCTTCACGCAATCTGCGTTGGCGGCGACTTTCAGCCATAGCCATTGGTGCTAATGTTGGATTAGAAATTTGTTTTTGTATGTCGGCTACTACTTGTTGTGCGGCCTTAAGTTTATCTTGTAATTGCTTACGACTTTGCTGTATTTGTGTTGCTTGCATTGCAGCTGCTTGTTGAGGGGTCTGACCTGCTGGGGCGGCACCGGGTTGTTGTGCGCCAGCAGGTTGACCGATGCCAACTGTTGCGTCTTCTTTAACTTTGGCTGCTAATACTTGCTCCATCATCATTAATTTAAGATATGATGGGTTTTGTTCGCTAGAATGGAATTCTGGAGTGCGGCGATGCTCTTTTACTAGACCACGAACACGGGTTAGTAGGCTGCGAGCTTGCTTAGGAGTAATAGTGTCGAGTTGGACACGACCACCAAAATAACTTTCAAAGACCTTNGCGGCCTGCTTTGTTGGGTGTATTGCGGCTAGTTCTAACAGTTTCATTATTAAATCCTTTGTATTGAATATATTTAGCCCAGTTTACATATTTGGCTATTTGATTCTCTAGTTGTTTTTTGTGTATAATTTTAGTTTCTAGTTTCATACCAATAGCATCACGAAATTCAAACTTTTGACTACGATCTGCTATAGTAGCTCTGGTGGATATATCCTGTGTTAAACTTTGTAATTTAGTATCTGTTGTTAGTAATTCTCTTGCTACATTGTATGCTTTATGTTTGTCTGCTATACACCAGCTAAGTGCTGTTCTTGTAGTATAAAATAATCCTACATCTGTAGCAGCGCAAAATACACGATATCCAACTTTTTCCGGTACAATTTGATAGTGCCCAAATACGCTGTAAACACCATTGTCGTTCTTCCAAATAGTGTTGGGCATAATNTCGCGAAATTCCTGGCGGAATAGCCGTTCAAATTCTTGGTNTTGCTTCATTTAATAACGTAGTGAGATATAAGATATATTGTTGATGCGGCTAAAAAACCAATNATTCCAACGCCCCAAGTGATTAATCGGTCGGTATTTTTTTCAGTTAATTTAGTTACACATTCTTTAACTTCTTTAACCATGGCAGATACACTGTTAATTTTGGTGTCTAAATTAGTTAATTGTACAATGAGTCCATTGTATCTCTCGGCGCAAAGTTCCACATGCGCTTCAAGACTATGCTTTTCTATTTCTGTTGGCTCGACCATTATAATTTCCTTGTTTAACTATTTATGGAAAGAGGCATAAACCAAATATTCTGTTGATCCGTTGATGTAATTAAAATTGGAGGTAATTCAGACTTATTATCTAGATTATTAATCATTGGTATTCCATCTGCATCTGCCCTAAGTACTGCGACCGGATCGGCAGAACTACCAAATACATCGGGTGTTTCGACTTCAAACTCAAAACTCCATGTACCGTTATATCCGACTGGTTCCAGTAATTCAAATATCTGGGCCCGCATAGATATTAACTGCGTCAATGTTTCCCAATTTCTTTGTTGATTACGAGCACGATTCCAGGATTGGATATCAGTGATTGATTGTCCAGCACGATCTTTAAACGG